ATTTTTTACTGTACAAGTTGCAATAGCCGCAACTGTTGGACTTCCTCCAACAAATGTAAGTGTTGGAGCACTGGTATATCCGCTACCAGCATTGGTAATTGTGATGCTAGATACTGTTGCAACTACGGTCGAACTTACTGTTGCTCCAGCAGGAACCCAACATGCAGGACTTACAATAAATGAGTTTGTAGTACTGTCAATACTTTGAATAATAGTTCCGCTTGGAATATATGCACCAGCACTAAGACTGGTCACTAACATGCCAACTTGTAGTCCAGTAGTATCACTGACTGAAATTTGTGTTTTACTTACTGCACTTGAAATTTGATGCCAGTAGTTGTAATTAGTTGTTGTTTGACCTGATAAGTTATACCAGTTATCAACAATCGGTAAAGTGCTTGGCGTCCAAGCAACATCGTATGTAACATATTTCAATCCAGAAGTTGGAACAGATTTACTTACATATGACAAAGCTGGAATAGTACTACCGTCTCCAAGAATGTTTGTAATAGAGTTAGCATCTATGTTTAAGTAGCCATTTCTTGCAATACCAAAAACAATAGTTCCGCTTGGGGTTGTGACACCAGTTGCAGAATTTACAACAATAGTATAAGTTGTTGCAGGAAGAACTGGTTCAGTTATACTTTCAACATAAACAGGAGTTGCAACAGGGAACCCTGTTCCAACTAGAATATCTCCAACTTCAATATCCCCTGATACTGCGTCAACAACTAAAGTTCTTGTTCCTGCTGTCCAACTAACTACTGTACTTGCTTGAGCAATTTTCAATGGTACTGTATAGCTCGCAACTCGATGTGTGCGACCGTGCCAGCCAAAAAGATAAGTTCCTTTGTTGATTTGATTAATTACAGTAGCTTGACTAATTTCAAGAACAGCAATCTTGTTGTCACCGACTCGAGAACCTTGTGTCTTAGTTCCAACATAACCGCCACCAACATAAGTTGCTGTTACGGTACTTGCAAATTGAACCTGTGTAGTTGAGCAAGCTGTTACGCGATAAGCACCGTTATAGGCTGTTGTTGAAACGCTGTTATCAATAACTTCCCCAACAGTAATAAATTCACCAACTACAAACGGTGCGCTGGCTTGGGTAGCATAAGTTACTGTAACAGTTGATCCGTTACCACTTACACCTGTGACAGCAAGAGCTGCATCCCAGTCTAGTGTGCCTAAGTTTGTAAGGTCGGTTGTAAATTTATAATAGTTAAATGAACTGTCAGATTGTAAAATACTAATGTTGCTAGCCAACAATTCACCAGTAGCATCGTTTAAGTTATATGCAAGAATACGATAAATGTCTGCTAAGTTGTCGTTGTATTGTAACGCTGTACTTGGACGAGTTGGGTTTACGTTTGCAATATTATTGAATTTAATATTTTGCAGCACACGTATAGTAACCATCTGACCGTCATACAGAGCAGTAGCAAGACCTGTTGAACTTGTTCCGTTATTTCCAGCTGAACTTAAATTTAATTTAAGAATGTTTTGGCCACCTAGTGTAACAACAGTATGTTCAACGCTACTAATTTCGTAACGTGTAATACCAAGGTTAGCCATGCTATGGTCAATTTCTAATTCACTGGTGTTGTTTGGAATATAGCTATAACCATAGACATATACACTTAATGCCTGTTTATTGGCAGTTGGAGTCATTTCACTAGCAAATTGACCTTGTTTGTAGACGCGAGCAACTTGAGCCATATCGTAGGCAAGATTTACGGCGTCTGGTTTTTCAGTTATATCAAATCCACTAGCTCTAAGTCCATATGTTCCGTGAGCGTTAGAACCAGCTACAGATCGAATCTGTCCACCGTCAGCTGCCCAATAGTGTGTATGACAGTAGTATGTGAAAGTTGACACTTGTTCTGAAACACCACCGTTCTTACAAACAATAGCGTAACCAAGGTCGTTAATCATAGCAAAGTCGTTGGCCAGCATGGACTTATTACCGCCCATTTCAATATTAATGACCAAACCACCGCCATCATTTAGATAGCTAATAACACTTGATTTAATTGTTTCAGTAGCAGAAGTTATCAAGGCTTTTTGTGCAACTAGTGTAGCGTTTTGTGCAGATAAATCTGGTGCTGTTCTAGTTGGTGCTGAATCAAAGTCGCCGTCTGCAATATAATCTTTAACTAGATCACAAAGTGTTCCAATCTTAGTATATTCTGGATCAGTGTTTAAAATGTTATAGGCTGCATTGATTGTTTGATTAATTGTGTTACCAGCAGAACGTGTAACACTAGTTCCAAGCACAACAAGTTTTGCAACAGCATTTAATCGATCAACTGCGGCAATACATAATGCTTCAACACCGCTGATTTGACTAGTCAACGATAATTTAGAATAGTATGCTTCGGCTGCATCATATGTCATTGAATTGCCGCCATATACCAAGTCGTATATCATTGCGTCAATAACATATCCGATATCTCTTGAAGATTTAACAGCACTATATGTTGCGTACTGTTTCAAGTTAAATGATGCAGCAATATAAGCAACAATCTCTGCTTGTAAGAATGCACGGTTAGCAATTAAGTAATCGCGGACTTTTGCGGCGGCGGTTGTTGTTATACCAGTAGCACTTGGGTAAGTTAGTGCTGGAGCTGCACTGATGCCTTGATCAATAATAGTATTGATAGTTGCCATGTTGGTTGTTAGTGCAGACTCTGCACTGGCATCAGTTAATGTGTCTAATGCTAAATCTCGAGCCTTGTTCAAACCTGCAAGTGTTTGACTCTTTTGATTTGTAATAACAACGCTTGCGGTTGCTCGTTGATACGAAATACCTGCTTTGATTGTTTGATAGTTTGAACCTAATACCATGTCATAAGTAACAGCATCAAGTATAAGTCCAACGTCGCGTGAACATATTTCGTTGTTATAGAAACCAGCAGCATTGTATGGTGTTGCTGTGTCTATTTTTAATTTAACTGTAGCAGTAGCCGCATTAAAATACATAACATCGTTAATTTGATAACGACTGCCTTCTACAAAGAATGCACAAGGAGGTTGCGGAGGACGGATATCTAAACCACTGTTAACTTCTCCCTGAACGGTAATAACTTCTCCCTTACCGTTTGTGCCATTAACTGGAATTAAGAATCCACTTCCAGCACCACCTAAGTTGGTATTATCAGCAGTAAGCCATTCACCTGTTTTATAGTATTCTCCAGGAACGTTCGAAATTACGTTAGTAACAACTCCATTTTCAACAGTAATATTTGCTGTTGCACCGGTACCTCCAGTAGTAGCAGTCATAGTTCCTGCAGAAGTTGTAAGTGTTACATTAGTACCACCTTGTGTTTTACTAATTGTAATTAAATTACCGCCAGGTGCATCGATGTTTGTGATGTAATATCTTACACCACTAGTAATACCACCAAACGTAGTTCCGCTAAATGTAATGGCGCCGCCTACTACTAGGTTTACTACGCTATCTAATTTAATTTGATTGGTTACAACATAAGTGTTGGTTGCAGTTCTTGTCAAACCAATCATTGGAACGTTAGTATATGTAACAGTTCCAGAAGCAGGTAAGTATCCACTACCACCAATTTCTTGAGCTAGGTCGTAGTTTTCAATTCCATCGTATTCAATAGCAACAATAGTACCACGCAGGCGTCCGGCAAATCCGTCAACAAATTGTCCACCAGCAAAACGTTTGCGGTTTATAGACTGACTGAATGAAGAACAAACTTGTCCGTAAGGTGATTTAGTCTTAATTTGACCTTCTGGGTCAAGTACCATAGCAAACCCGCCATGACCTTGGAATGTCATGTTACTTAAACGAACTTGGTCGTTACATAGGAACGCATCAATTTCTTTGTTATTTTTTGCTTCACTAGTTACATCTAACGGATTGGTCAAATAATGACGTCCGTAGTTCAACGGATCGTATAAGTGCCAGTTACCCGCTGTAATTGCACTTGCAGAGCTAAACGGATAGATAACACTACAGTTCATAAAGTTACCACTGACAGAGTCAATGATAGCTTTTCCTCGTCTGTCTGAACGCATTACTAAAACACTACCACTTGCGGCAACTAAATCAACTTCTGTCGTTGAACCTTTCTTGTCGGTCAGTGTAAATGTAGTTGATGTAGGAGTTGTCAGCACATAGTAGATTTTTCCAGCTTCAAGATTTCCAAAAGTTGTTCCTCTAAATATAACAGGATTGCCAACAGTAAATCCGTGGTCAGTATTAGTTGTAACTCTATTATTATTCAATGTACTAGTAGCAGTTTTGCTACCGTAATCGTCCATTAGAACTTTTCCTACCCATGATCCAGGAACCTGTCCAGTTGCAAGGGTAATAGTAATTTTGTTTGTAGTTCCACCTAATTCAATAGTTGAAGAAGTAGCATAATCTAAATTGTAGTTGATTGGACCTAATTCTAACGCATCAATAACGCTATCACGATAGAAGAAAACTTTTCTCCACGGACTTTGGCTAATACGGTCTTTTGGTCGTACAATAGTTCTACGGAATTCGTCACCACGAATTGACACACTTGCAGGAACTCTAATAGGGTAATCTTCGTAATAGATACCACTTTCAACTTGAATTACAATATGATTTTCTCTTACAGTTTCACCAAACTCAATTTCTTCCCCTATACTAAAGAAACCAGGTTTTGTTAAACGTATTTGTATTGTATCAGAGTTTGCGCTAGTACCAGGCTCATATTTTACAATTGAACCATAAGCTGCAGAATTGATACCTACTAAAACTTTAGCAGGAATAATGTCATTATTACCAGGTGCGCCTTGGTCTACATAACCATTGCCACCGTTGTCAACGGTAACATTCCAAATACCAGTACCAAATGTTGGAACAGGTGCTACACCAACACCACCTTCAATAATAGTAATCATAGTATCGACGTTGTAGATTAAATCATCAATAACGTCTTGTGTAACTGATTTTGCAGGATTTAAAACTTGTGTAACCAGAGTCTGGAATCTAGTTGCTGTAGTTTGATTTAAAACTTGTAAATGCAGACCTTTTGCAAAATTAATTGCGTCAAGAGTTTCTTTATACTGAGTACCAATAGCAATGGCTCTTGCGCTGGCGTTTCTATAATAACTCTTACCAGCATTAATACTTTGATATGTGCCGCCAGTAATAAGGTCAATACTCATTGCATCAACAATTAAACCAACATCTCGATAACATGTAGCTTCGTCGTAGTTAAATCCACCTTTGTAGTTAACATCTAACCAGTCAGTTGTTCTTGTAGCAATCGCATTTGTGTTTAAAGTGATGATGTTTTTTGCACTTATATAATCATTATTGTATCCTGAAAGTACTGGATATTCTAAATCAGGACCATCACCACCATCTACAATACTGCTAATAAAGTTAAATGATAGGCCAAGCGGAGTTGCTGCAATTCCGCCATCTGGATAAGTAACTCCATCGATAAATTGTGTAGTTGATCCATAAAGTACACCAGGAGCAGTATTTTGTATAACGTTTAATGTTAAAAGTGTACCAGCAAATGCAATGGCATCTAAAATAGCTTGGTCAGTTTTTCCATTATTAAATAGTTCTTCACCTTTATATCTTGCTGCACTTGTTCCGCCATACAGCAAATCGTACAATGCTGCTTCAACGCAGTCAACGATATCTTGTTTAAAAATATCTGGATCAAAACTAGGATCAGCTACAAAAGCTGGATTATTAATAGTCAACCATCCAAGTGTTTCATCAGCTATAAAGTCTGTATTTTCTACAGTTAAGTTGAGCGCATCAATGTAACCAGAAGAAGTACCTGATGGTGGTGTGTAATCACTTACTTGTCTAGTACTGATTCCATAAGTTAACAAATCAATTACAACTTGGAATCGATTAGAAATTTCTGATAAAATAGCTGGGTCATTAATAACTGGAAAGTTTGTTTCGATATATGTAACGGCATCAGATTGATATGTTGCTTTTCCAGATAGTATAGCTGTTCTAGCTGTTTTTAATGCACTAGCTGCAGAAGTGAAACTTGGAAGCATTGCTATTGGTGCAGTTGTATAGTCTTCTATTATACTTTTTAAAATTGTAATATTTGTATCGGTTGATGATACAACAACGCCACCGTTTAGTAATGTTTCGTTTCGATATTGTTTTACACTTTGTTGATAAACTGTAGCAGGACTATCACTATTAACAATTGAAACAATTAGAGTCTTGATATAATCTAATAAATCTAAGAATGGAGCAACTTCATAACCTGCAATTAGTTGTTGTAAACCATCCCAGTATCTAAGTCCTGCCCATACGGTTTGACTTTGTCCACCGTACATAAAATCATAAATTAATGCCCAAGAGATATATTGGATATCTCGTTTACAAATAACTCTGTCGTAGGATAAGTTTGGATATTCAGCTCCAAGATAAGCAACTGTTTCAGCTTGTAAGAAATCGATGTTTGCTAACATTAAATCTCTCGCGCTTTCTTGTCCTTGTAACGTATCTGGTTGACTTGTGAATACAGGAGTTGGAATTTCATCGCCAGAAATTATATTAATAATTGCATTAATGTTTTGCTGTATTGACGATAATGCAGCTGGAATTGTACTAACTTGTGGTAATGCTTGAATATTTTCTTGTAGATCAATTAATATTGCTGTTAATTGTGTTACGCTAACATCAGTATTTGAATAAGGAAATAATATACCTACAAAAATACTTTGAAGGTTTGTTTGTAAAACAAGATCGTAACATAGAGCATCAATAACTTGACCAATATAAACGCTAAGAGCTGTGTTGTCATAAGAGAAATTTAAAATTTCATCTCTTGCATATTTGATAGCTTCGATAGTTTGACTTAACTGTGTTCCTAAAACTTTCTCACCGGTTCCATTGAAATAGAAAGTTGCAGCTCGATTACTGTTAAAGTTTGTATTTAGAACAATATCATAACCAACAGCATCTAGGATGTAGCCAACATCTCGTTGACATTTAGCTTTATCATATGTAAATGTATTAACGTATTTTTCGTTAATATAAGCAATAGTTTCTGCTTGAATGAATTCTTTGTTTAACTGTAATAAGTCAAAACCATCTTGGTAACCAGTTACTGCTGTATTACCGTCTTGTAATGTAACATTGGTAATGGTACTAAATGTTTGATCAGGCCCAATAGTATAGCTCAATTTTTGACGATAAGGTCCAGGTTCTTGATTAGCTAGAGCAATGATATTCTCTGCTGCAAGAGCCGCAGCACCAATTGACTTATAAGCATACTGCCAGAAGCGTCCTTCCTTACCAATTGGAGTTTTTTGCTGTAAGTCATCGCCAGTTGCTTGACTAACATATAAATTTACAGCACTTGAGAAAACTTGGTTATCAACATAGAATTTTGTAGCAGCTTGTAAATCGCTTGCACCGTTAGGAGTACCATAACCTTCTAAAGGCGCTGGATGGTCTGATAGTGTCAACTTGCCTGTCATTGTGTCTCCCTTACGAGAAACTAGGAATTTACGTTGAACTGCTTCAGTTGAAAGATAATTGCCTGTTAGATCTGGATCATAATCGGCATCAAGATAATTTGGAAAATCTGGTTCTGCTCGAGGCTTTAATGCTCCTGAAACTGTATTTCCTGTGCTGACTTTTAAGAAGTTATTGTTTGCATAGTTTACAGTAACAGGCATCTGGTTTAGAGTTGTCTGTGCTGTAGGATGCGTTGCATTCCATGAGCTAACGATGGAAGCACTAGGATCTGCCATTCGAACAATACTAAGTCCGTTAGCATTTAAATGGTTAGCAAGTCTAGGATCTAAGTCGCCCGATAAACCTGTTTGGTCAACAGTAAAGACAATGTTTGCATCATCGTCTGTGTTAATACTAATAGCACCTTCTGCTACAATATTTCTAGCTGTTAATTTTTCACCAGCGTTGTCGGTAACGATAATTTGATTTGGGTCGTAGGTTTTAGGAGTATCGCTTAAATCTGTAAAATTGATTGCGCCATCTACACCAAATACAGCGTACAGCTCTGTAAAGTTTTCGTTTACTTTTCTAAACGATTCGCGAATACTGTCACCAGTACCGTCGTTACCCTGTACACCGATATCAATAATTTGTTTTGACATTTATTTTATACTCCGAAACTTGACCCGCAACCGCAAGTAGTAGTTGCGTTAGGATTCTTTATTGTAAATTGAGAGCCCATTAGCTCTTCTTTATAATCTATTTCTGCACCTTGCAGATACTGCATACTCATGCTGTCTACTAGCACTTTAAACTCGTCCAAAGGGATTTCAAAATCGTCTTCGTTTACTTCTTCATCAAACGTAAAACCATAGCTAAAACCGCTGCATCCGCCGCCTTGTACAAAAGTACGCAGAGCTAGTTTAGGATTGCCTTCTTCATAGAGTAAATCCTTAATTTTTTCTTTTGCTGACTGGGAAATAGTAATCATGATTGCCCTCGATATGGTATTTATCAAAAGGATTTTATAACCTTAATGTAAATACAATTATGTACTTAGGACAAGAATACGCACAACAATGCCATTATCGCAAGAGCAAGTATGGTACTATGCATGCCTATATGCGTAAAAAAACTGTGCTGATATTTCAGTGCGATTGTTGCAGCGGCATGTTTAAGCGCGACAAGGGCAACATGGATCCTAAACGCTTAAACAATAACGTCTATCATGTTTGCGGTGACTGCGATGCTAAAAAGTTTGCCCAGAGTAAAGGCGTAGAAGCGAGAAAAGTTTGGGATATGCCTGTCAGTAGTCTTAAGACGATAGACCAACTCTAGAACTAATAACGTTCCAGTTAACGATTTTCCACTGATTGTTTAGGTAACCCTTTTTATCAGCTTGATAATCTAATGCCCAGGCATGTTCCCACCAGTCAATTAAGAATACAATATCCATCTTAATTTCGTGATTTTTAATGGTTTTAATTTCACCATTACGAGCTAGATACACCCAGCCGCTGCCTTGAATAGACATAGCAGTTTTTTCAAATTCTTTCTTAAAATTATCAAAGTCTTTAAAATGTTTAGCAATAAACTCGCCCGCAGACCCATCTGGCTTGTTAGTGCCTTTTGGTGCTTGAAATTGTGTAAAATATAAGTCATGCAAGAATGCGCCAGCTTCGTTAAAATCTGGATCGCCTTCACCTGAATTATATCGATCTACATAGGCTTTGTAAAGTTTACCGTAATGATAGTCCAGTGACTGTTTACTTAGGCTACGCCCAAGTTCAGTTTTTCCGTAAGGTAGCGGAGTTTGCGTTAAGGTCTTAGTTGTTTTGCCTTCGTTTAAAACATATTTGATAAAATTATACATGGTTTAATATTTACCTATAAATATTCAGTCAAGTGGTCAACAGGGCATCCAAGGATCCTCAAGCTACTTTTTTCCCTGTTTCTGGGTAGCACAGCCAACGTGAGCACGAGGTAAATTGGCACTTGTCACTATATTTTTATATCTACGTATTCTTCACGATACTTGTCAAAGTGACTATCGTATAATCCCAAATTTCTTATTTTTATTTTAAGCAATTGATATTGTTCGTCTGTCATATCTCCCCAGGCTCTATGATTTATAGATACCCAGGCTTGATGGGGTATTTTTCCTATGCTGTCGATGAACTTAGCAAATTCTAAACTAAAATTCTTGTTATCTCTTAAAAAGTGGCCAGCCCAGCTAGGAGCCTCGTAGTGGAATTTATCAAAACCCCCTTGCTTTTCTGCCCAAAGATAGTAAAGGGTAAATTCACTTTTGATTCTAGATGCTGTCCTAAACCACGACGAAAATTCACCCAGAGTAGATTTTGTTTTTAGCAGTGAACAAACTAGCTCTGTATTAAAAAATAACGGAGTGCAAATGTTTAAAGTCTTTTCGTTGGGTTTAACATTTTGGAGATTTAGAATATTAGAATAGTCTTCCCATATAGACATAGGCATATTAAAAATGGCCGGCCTGTAGGGCAACTTGCCGTCTATGATTGGGTACATGGATGTACCCCATGCATTTGTTAAAAAATTTTGACTGTCTAATAAAAAGTAACCAACAGCTTGAATTTTTTCAGCTATCGCTAATTTGAGTATTTGTTGTGTTTCCCAACCTACTGCCCAAGGATTTTTATCACTAGGTATCCATGTATTCCAATCATTTATAAATTGATCTCTGTATAAAACTGTTACATTAAATCGATCGTATTCTTTAGATATGTGCTCAAAGTGTGCATTCCAGTGATCGAGCTTTTCCTTGGGTTCGTTTACAACAATATATAAATCTGTTTTAGCATAATCTTTGGGCAACCAAGTGTTGTAGTAAGTTTTCATACTTTCAGCCTGCAAACATAACATTGGCAGGTCTCGTATACAAGTTACAACGACTATTGGTAAATTTTTATGCATATTTTAATATAGTAGCATATATAATTATAAATAAATCACAAGGAGAAAATCAATCATGATTGGATTTTTTAAAAAACTATTTGGCAGTAAAACAGCAGAAGCAACACAACCAGAAGCAGCACCGTACAAGGTTGAAACGCCTGTGGTTGCAGAACCAGCACCGGTTGCTGAACAAGCATCACAAGCTATGGTGGAGTCAGTAGCACCTGCTAAAAAGCCTCGTGCAAAGAAACCTGCAGCAGCCAAAAAGCCACGCAAGCCAAAACAACCAAAACAATCTTAATCGAATCTTTTAAGTTTTTCTAGGTACTGATTGAATTCAATCAGTATCTTTTCTTTTTGCTTGCCGATATCGTCGGATACAGCCTGCTGATCCAACTCTTCGAGTCGCTCTCGAAGAGTTTCAATACGATGAATTAATTGTTCTCTAGATAAGTTTGAGCCTGATTGTACAGTTCCATGCTGGCGAGGTTTTTGCCCTTGCTTTCGCACATGATGTCGAATTGGTTTAGAAAATTTATTGCCCATTCGTTAGTTTTGTAATTCCAGTAAAAATCTGAATGTGCTCTTAGTTTTTGTTTTTTGTATCCAGATTCTAAGAGCAGTTTGTAATCTGGCATAGTGTTTGGGCAATGCCCAACAAGTATATCTTCTCGAGATACGGAGTAATGCATAGTAGGACGAACGCCGCGCCAACTATCAACAACCTTCTTGATTCTGTCCTCAGTAGGATCAATGTATTCTCCTTCTCTGATCCAATGATGATGTATATCAAGCACAATAGGGACAAGATCAGAAATAGTAAGGCAGTCATCTAAACCCCAAGAATTTTCTTCATTCTCGATAGTAATGCAATTACGTGCTTCAGGACTAAGTCGTTTGTAAGCACTTCTAATGCCGTCTGGGCCTTGTTTGCCTGAGATATGTACATTAATCTTAAAGTCTTGAAATTTCTTACCGTAGCCCATGTATCGAGCCATGTCGGTATGATATTCAAATTCTTCTATAGATCGTTGAACAATGCCTTCGTTAACACTAGCAAGAACAACAAACTGGCCAGGATGCATAGAAACACGGGTACCGCTTGCACGAGCACTATCACCGATAAGGCTAAAATTGCGCTCAAGATAGCTGACAACGTCAGACTTACGCCAAAAATAACTCCAGCTAGGCTCGGTATAAGCAGGAAGAATGTCGCTACTAAGGCG